AAAGCACATTATGAAACATTAAAGCAAGAAGGCTATACTGTTGAACAACTTCGTGATATTGGACGAATTGCTGCAACAATTAATGCTATTGCAAAAGTTGTAGTGGCTTGATGGATTGCCTCCTTAACTCAGGGGTAGAGTACCCGCCTTGTAAGCGGGTTGTCGTAGGTTCAAATCCTACAGGAGGCTCAAGTGAATTTAGAAGATGAAATAAAAAATGTCCTATTTAATATTGGTAAAGAAATTCAAATACATAAATTAATTGATGGTAATCTAATTATTGAAATTGATTACGATAAATATACTATTGAAATTATGGAATTATTTAAAAAATATTTATCTAATTAGATTTATTTTTTTTGCTGTATTCTCCATACTTTCCTAATACAGCCTTTATTGTTCCATCTTTTCTTAATCTTACGATCATACCATCTTTGATCTGTATTGGATTAAACTTACGATTTGGCTTATATTGTCCAGATGACATTGCCACTACCACGCACTTTCTTACTCTGTTTTTCTATTGTGTTAAATGTGTCAGCAAATAAAGCCTTATCCTTTTCTGCGTTCACGATACGGCGTGACCAAGAATAGCCAGCATCCCCACCCCATGCTAACCACATTATGTACCCATTGGACGGATTTGATTGATTAGCCCAATCCTTCCCCTTCTTATCGACTTCATGTCGAGAAAAATAAGAATACATTCTTTTAACAGTACTAAGAGATAGTGATTCTCCTCTTGCTAACTGTCCTGCACGAGTCCATCCTACTGCTGTACCCGCACCCTTTGCCTTACCTTGTTCTTTAAATCTAATTGCTTTACGTGCTGCTGCACGAGCACCTGCTGGTGGAGAATAGCCATCTGCCTTTGAAACAGAATCAGTTTCATAAACTACATCATCAGAATCTTCCCAAAGATCATCGGCTTTTTCTGCTGGCACACAATTAGGAACTGGCTTACCATTTTCTCCTGGTTTCATTCCTCTTTGTACATAGCCATCCCAACATGGCGCCTGCTTAACTACATTAGCACAACAATCTGATTTCATTTCCCCAGATTGACATTGCGGACATTGTTCGCAAGTAACATCTAATTCTTTACACATTGGACAACCACATCCTTGGTATGCTTTATCCATACCTACGTTTTCTTCTAATGATGGCATCACCATTACCTCCGATGCTTTTGCTCCAACAAAATACTCAGTCTCTTCAAGACCGCCTTCTTCCATTTCAAATAACTGGATAAGTATAGCAGGCTCAGTAGAAGATGCCTCGATGGAGTATTCAGATCCTGGGGTCCCCAACATTCCTTCTGTCATTACATGAACTACACGACCAACATACATTTCTTCTTCATGTGGGGCCATTACCATATCCCCTTCTTTGACCATAGACTTGCCTATATTGCCCTCAGAGCGGTTTATAGCGTAGATCTGTGCTGCAGCCTCACGACGAGTCTTATGGCAGCCCATAACCTCTCCTGTGTCCTTTACAGCAGGGTATCCAGAACAACCTGACGACCCCTTAGCACCTACATGATATGGCATAAGAAATAGTATAGCATATATTATGGTAAAATGATTATATGAGTGAACAATTAACCCCAGAGCAGCATGCGGAAATTATAGTTCATCAAATTATTCAGGCAACTAAAAATAGAATTATCAATATATTAGAGCCTCAATTTGATAAGATTTCTGGCGGACACCATCATTTTGATAAGGGTCTTGCTGACGCAATATTGACAGATATTAGAAACGCATAATAAAAGAGCAGTTTAGCCACATGCTCAGGTGGATTATCTACCGATAGGCCTTACGGATATGTCGGATTACCTTAGATAAATTTATTTTATTTTGATTGTTTTTGGTTTCTTTTCTTCGGGGATGTTTCTTTCCACAAAGACGCTAAGAATACCGTCTGCCATTTCAGCACGATCTACCTCCATATACTCTCCAAGAGCAAAGGTGCGTGTGAATTTGCGAGTTGCGATACCCTTATGGAGTACATTTTCTGTACCCTCTTCGGTTTTCTCACCCTTGACGATTAAACTTCCATTATCCACAGAAACCTCGACTTCGTCCTTGCTGAAACCAGCAATGGCCAAAGACAACTTGTAAGTATCCTCATCAATCTTTACCACATCATATGGTGGATAAGACTGACGAGTTGCCTCACGATGGATGTTATAGAAGCGGTCCAACTCTCTGTTGAAACCAATAAAAAAAGGATCTTTAAAAAGATCCGATGACCATGTACTTACCATTTTTCCTCCTTGTTAAGCGAGTCATTTTAAGTACCCCCCTTTGGGCAGGTACCTATATATTATATCATATTGTACATAGATTCGGCAATATGTAATTGTCGGTGTAATCCCCAATGGCCAGGTGGCCAATAGTCATAATCTGCTGCATAATCAAAAAATTCATTGCTAGAAAATTCTAAATGACATTTTTCTTCTATTAAACTATAATTTGATAAAAAGTTGGAACTTTCAAAATATCCATTATCCAGATCATTTAGAAAAGGAAATTCTATACTCATGTCTCTGTAGGCAGTCCATATTAATTTTATGTTATTACTTTTACAATATTCAATAAGCATTTTTATAAATAAAATATTATAAAAAACTGCAAACTCTTCTGGTAAAACATTTTCTATAGTATGTGGTCCTTTAGAATATTTTAAAATTTTATCATTGTTAAAAATGCCTTTTCCTATTAAATTTTCTTTAGCCTCACCGATTGTTTTTAAATTAATCAATGGTACTTCAAGTCTTGCTAATGGAAATACTGCAAATATATATTTGGGATGGTAAAATTCTTTAAAAAATTGAAATGCTTTTGTTATTTGTCCTTGAGCACCGTCTCCACCTTTTGCCAAATTAATATAATTTTTATTCATTTTTTTTGACAAAATATATGGCCACGTTAATTCTAAGGGCAGTCCATGACCCTCTGTTTGAGAACACCCTAAAGTTAAAATTTCTTGATTATCAAATTCATTACACCTATATCCAAAAGAATTAAAGTTATAATCTATTTCAATAGAATCTGCTTCTTTTTTAGGTATAGTATTACCCATATCTCTTAAAGATCTATTAATAGTTTTATTTAAAATAATTTGATTATTCATTTTATTATTTTATCACCTTAAAATTATAAGTCTCTTGCCATTTTAATATATCATTTTGATCGTTTAATAGTGGCTGCCCTTTAATATTTAAACTAGTATTTAATAATACTGGCACTCCAGTAAGGGTATACCAGTTAGCAAGAACTTCATGCAGCCCAGGGTGCTGCTTTTTATTTACAGTTTGAACTCTTGATGTACCATCTTTATGGACAACAGATGGGATTTTTTCTGGTTGTAGGCATTTAACTGCATACTGCATATATGGAGATGTAAAATTCATATCAAACCACTTAGATGCATGTTCTTCCATAACCACTGGGGCAAATGGTCTAAACATCTCTCTTTTTTTAATTAAATTAACTTTATCTTTAATATTTGGATCTCTTGGATCAGCCAAGATAGATCTGTTCCCTAATGCCCTTGGGCCGTATTCAGCCCTTCCTGTTGCTACCGCAGCAATTTTATTTCTTATTAGTTCTGTAATTATAGGTCCTACTGGGTATTCCCCGCCAAGGTCATGACCAAGATACGGATGCTGCCAATTTATATGGCTTCCATAGGCTGCTGCAGCCGCTCCGAGCGACGATCCAGCATCACCTGGGTTAGGCATAATCCAAACATCATCAAACATTCTCCAAAGCATTGTGTTGGCTGCACAGTTAAGGGCACAACCACCCATAAAAACAAGATTGCGTTTACCTGTAAGTTTCTGTGCCATGGCCATAAAATTAACTAGTCTTTCTTCGTATACCCTTTGAACAGCAGCAGCAATATCAAACTGCTCACGGTAACCAATATGTTCATTCCAATCATTTATTCCTTGATGAAAGTTATATTTTTGTTTATTTATATTTGGAAAATATTCTTTTACTTTAAGGTAATATCTTGTCCAGTCTCCATATGCTGCCATACCCATCATGATATATTCTTCTTGATTTGGCATAAGTCCTACTAACTGAGTGAAGGCTGAATAAAATAAACCAAAACTAAATGGATAATTCTTTTTATATACTTGCTTTATTGAAGATCCTTCACCAACCCAAATAGTTGAAGTATTATATTCTCCAATAGCATCAAGAACTACTATAACAGCATCATTAAATTTACTTGTATAATATCCAGCGCAGGCATGAGAATAGTGATGACTAAAGTATTTTACTGGTAAGTCTATAGGTATATTTGGTTTCCAGTCTGCTGCTCCACCTCTTAATATTATCCTGGATCTTTTAAGCCAAGGTTTTTCATAATATGCTATGGTATCTGGTGTTCCATAGTTTAGTGCATCTAATATAATTTCTTTATTGTTATACCAATCATTTTTTTTCTTGCTATATCTTTCTGCATGCCCAGCAAAAAGTATCTCTCCATCTTTAATTAAAGATACAGATGCATCGTGCGAAGTTTCATTAATGCCTAAAATTATCATATTGATTTATATTAATATATAAAGGTTCCCTTATCTTTTTTTCTGAAAAATTTTTTAATTTTATAATAAATTATATAAGCGTAATATTTAAATTTCATTTTGTCTCCTTAAAATAAAACAGGGATGCCCGTTAGAACATCCCTATTTTATCATAATGACATTAAGCCATATCTGCTGGTTTACCGCCACCAGAAGACTTCTTCTTTTTTGCAGGAGCCTTCTTCTTTGCAGGAGCCTTTACTTCAATTTTAGCAAGGGCATCTTGTAAAGCAGAAAGTGCTGGCATTCTACCAAATGCAGTATCGTTAGGATTGAGTGCTCTTAATGCTACAGGCGCAATCGCAGCCAACAACGAATATGCAAGTGTCTTAGGATCTGTGACCCCAGACATGTATAGTGCAAGCGCAGCACCGAGAACTGATCGTCCGTATGATGCAAGCATTGCTTTCATTTGTTCGTTCATTTTATTCCTCCTAGGATATGAACTTTGTTATGACATCGTATCCGAGCCATAATCCAATTATACCAGCAACTCCAGCAAACACGGGTGGCGCTGGAACTGGGAGTTTAAAGGCTGCAAATATTACTCCACAGCCAAAACCTGTTAAAACTGACAAAATAATCTCTTTCATAATTCATTCTCCTTTATTTTATCTAATGGTGTTGGTAATGTCACTAATGTTCCACACTCTTTACATGTACCGTCCAAAAAATATAGACCTATCTCATAGTCTGTTGGATCAAATTGAACTACTGCATTAAAATATACACAGCCACATTGAGGGCATTGGCATGTTGGAATTCCTCTTGCATTAATCATTTGGAATATCTTTTGGGTATATTTCTTGCAACTTATCAAATGCTTTTCTAAATCTTTCGATAGATAAAGGACTAGGATTTTCTAAATCATACTGTATACAATCTTTATATTCTAATAATGCAGCATGAACATCATCTATATACTTATATGCAATATCACGTGTTTCATTTAGGAATGATAGTAAATGCTCTTTTTCAACAAGTCCTTCGTCTGGCCTCTCGCTCAAACGCTCAATATCCCTTATTGCTTCATTTAATGCAATAATTAATTGCATATTAAGATTTTTTAATCTAATTATAAATATAGACAAAGAACTTACAGTAATAAAAACAATTAAAAATATTATAAACTCAAGCATTTTTTACCTCATGAGTTGGCCAATAGTATTTGCAAGGTTGTTTACGATCAGGACAGCACGGAACATTATTTAAACTTGTTAATGCATATTGAAATGGAGCATAATAAACAGGATCTTTTTTAAACAAGTTAGCACGATGTGTAGTTACAATTCTTAATAACTTTTTTTCGTCTTTAAAATATTCTGGAATATCATAGCCCCAGTCTTCCCAACATAAATCTTTAAGGGCATTAAGGTTTGCCTCATTGTTTTCTGTTTTTATGCCACGATACTTAGCCTCATAAATCATTTGCTGAATATAACGCCAGAGACCATGCTCATATCCCTTCCACATTAATACTGCAGGATGATTACGCCAAGCACCAGTCTTAGATCTGCCAGACAAAACATTTAATATCTGATAGCCTTCTAATATTTGTTTATTTAGCCTTTTGCTGTCTAACATACGAGCAGACATATAATAATCTGCCTGTGGTAAAAATGTTTGCATGTATACTCTTTCTGTTATAGCCAATACTTTAGTATAGCAGTTGTGGCAAGAATTGTCCATAGGATATTAAACCAAATAATTGTAGGCAAAGTCTTTACTGTTGATGACCAAATCAGCGCAAGGCTTGACACCAACGCAAATATGTACAGCCACCACCATTGCTTGCCAAACAGAAGGCCTGGAAATATAATACATATTTTTGTCATAAAGGCAAAAAATTCAACAGTGTTTGGTTTATTCCAATATTCTTTATGGAACATAGTCTTGAGTGCAAGATACCACTCTAGTTTAAAATTCATTTAGTTCCTCTAAAAATTTATTATGAGAAATACAATTTTTCATTCTTTCTTTTTGAACATTTAAAAATTTATTATAATTGTTAACACCATCTCTGTATTTATCTGTATTATTTAAATAATTCTCTGTAATATTTTTATTGATTAGGTTTAATCCTGATGCAACCGTAAAAAAACTTTCAAAAGTCCAATAGGCATCTCCATCAAATTTATTTGGCAATCTTTCCTGCCATAACAATAATTTTTGTTTTAATATGTCTGAAGCCTTTTCATAAGAAAACTTTTGCCAGAACTCAGTGTCTTTTCTGTCTCCAAGATAATGCATGTACACAAAATCAGCAAAACTATTATTCATTTCAACAACACCTCTGTTAAATTCTTTTCTTATATTTTCAACATTATCAGAAAGCCATTCTGGATTACCCATCAATCTTCTTAGGGCTATAATTGTTGCAGAAATTGATGTCGCCTCTAAAGGTTCAAGAAAGTTTGATGCCAATCCCATGGCGATACAATTCTTAATCCATGGCTCTTCATAACAGCCTGCACTAAATTTAAAACCACCTTTATCTTTTCTAGGATATACTGGTTCATAACCCAAAAACTCTTCGATTTCAGCAATCGCATCGCTTTCTGAAATTAAAGATGAATCATAAACATATCCACACCCAAACCTTGATTGCAATGGTATTTTCCACATCCATCCATACTTCATAGCAATTGCTTCTGTATAGGGAGGAATTTCTTCATCTCTTTCTACAAAAAATGGAACAGCAGCGTTACATGGCAAAAAGTCTTGATAACTTTTCCATTTAGCATTATAAGTTTTCCCTATTATTAATCTATGAAATCCAGTACAATCAAAAACAAAATCACAATTGATATCTATGTTATTTTTTAATGTAATTGTTTTGATATTTTCATTTTGATCTAATACAATATTTGAAACTGTTCCTTCTATTAATTTAATATCTCTTTCTAGCCCGATTTCTTTTAATCTATTTGCAAACTTAAAGGCATTAAAGTGTATTGCATGTTCTGATAACACATAATAATCATCTAAAGATTTTGCGTTTGTTTGTTTGTAAATAAAAGGAACTTTGTTGTATTCTGATATTTGACCCATAAAGTCACTATCTTTACATGTTTTATTATCTAAAAGATTTGCAATAAAAAGTGGATGAATTAGTTGAAAAGGAGACATTCTAGCCTCATAGCCTATAGATGCGTCTTGCACTGGAATAAAGGTATGATGAAAAAAATCTCCATCATTATTCCAATTAGTAAACTTAATACCATTCTTTATTGTGCCGTCGCAGTTTTTAATAATATCTTGCAATGGGATGTCTAAGACTTTTAACAAACTAGTTAATTGAGGGGTTGTACCTTCACCAGCACCCAATATGCCTATGTCTTCGGACTCTATTAAAGTTATATTTAAATTTGGATGCATTTTTTTTACTACTAATGCAGTGATCCAACCAGCACTACCCCCACCCACTACGACGATGTCTTTTATCACTATTCCTTGCCTCCTTCACGAACCAACAAAACTATTGCTCCGTTATCTTCAAGGGCTTTCTTTGTCCTTACCATATATTCTACAGCATGACGTTTATCTTGGTCTCCTAGTGCCATAAAGTCTTTTTCGGAAGCCTTAATGGTAATAAAACTATCATTATCTATAATAGTTAATTTAAAACCTTTAGGACAAAAATGATCTAAAGATCTAAAGGCTCTACGCATAGCGTCTGTATACATTATTTATTTTCTTCCATAGTTAGGTGCTGCCAAATATTGGCCCAATCTTGTGCTGTTTTGTGATCATTGAATTCTTTAGATGGATTACCAGCATCTAAATAAATACCGCCCCATACACCATATTCTTTGCTTGATACACCTACAGCAAAACAAGTTTTTGACACAGGACACTGCATACACAATAAGTCTATTGCAGGTCTTAAAGCAGCATCTTCTTCATATTTATCAAAGAATAAATTTGTATCATAATCAAGGCATACTGCCTGATCTTTCCATTTAAGTTTGTGCATGTCCTATCACGAACCTTTCTGGAATATCCCAGCCATTCCTACTTGGTTCAAATCTTCTAGACATATACCAATTACCCTTGAAGTACACGCCATGCTTGGAAGTCTTAGCCTTATCAGATCTATATCGATGAATAACTGTCCATCCATCCCAATATAGTTCCTTGCTTTTTGCAACTACCGCTTCCATTTGCTCTAATGTTTGTATAATCATATCTCTCCTAGTATTTAAATATTCCCACTTCAACATTATTTAATTGTGCTTGTGCTACTAATTTTGAATTACCTTCTTTTGGTTTTGCTAAATAAGCAAAATAATTAAAATCTGAAATATTTTCTGTAATCCAAGATGGTGCTACTTTAAACATTTTAATTTTTTTACCACGAGACTTCATTCCTTTTTCAGAAACATTTGTAAATTCCATGACCATTTTGTTTACATTTGCTGGCCCTGCCGAATAGATATAAAAGTATTCGTCATCTACTGGCATGCTTGATAAAGCAACGCCCATGGCACGAAGGAAAACCTGGTAGTCATTAAAACTACTAGTTCCCTGAACCCCAACGATCATCAAAAGCCTCTTCTCTCAATCTGTCAATGATGAATATCATTTTATCTAATTGTACCTTATTCATGGTCATTGTGTCAACTACCCTAGTGGTTTCTTTATCAACATTTCCATGTATCATATCTGCTGTATAAAAAGTGTTATCCTTAATCCAATAAGCCTGATCGTCCATAATAATAACTTTTATATTAATACTTTTATCATGGTTTAATGATTGCCTATTAATATTTTTAGGTTTTTTCTTCATACCAACAAAACGATTCAATAAGAGATGATCTTTACTTTGAGAAGGTTTTACAAATCTAACCCTCTCTTTTAAAACATCATATTTATCCTGAATTTGCATAAAAAAATATATAACAACAATAGCCGATAAAAATCCTATTATATATTCCATCGTATCACCAGGATAATTATACTACTCTCTTATAAGGTTTCTTTTTATCTCCTTAAGAGTATGCCGTTCTTCTTCATTTAACTTGGATATTAAGGCTGGATGAAATGCTTTTTTGGTTAGCCTAACAATAGGATTTTCCAATGTAATATCCATGTCAATCATATCTAGTTCCCAAAGTCTTGAAATATGTGAGTTAAACATATTATTTACTTCTCTATGAAGAATAGGGCTTACATCTTTTAACTTATCAGTAAAATTGTATAGCATTTCTCCAGTATCTGGATCGATGCCTGCTATTTCTACCGCACCGCTTAATATTAAATCTTCTATTTCCATACTAATTCCTTATCCTCCAAGTCATGGATTGTGGACCACGATTACTTAAAATAAATAGGTGGTGTTTGAATTGATCTTCAAGTTCAGCATAAAGTTCAGGAGAAATCTCTTTTAATTTATCATTTATACTATAATATGTTTCTCCAGTATCAATATCAATATCTGATATCTCTATACCGCCCTGTAAAATCAAATGCTCAATTAAAGCATTTGTTCTAGCATCCATTTATTTTCCTGATTTTTTTCTTTGTGCAGCAAGAGCAGCAAAGTCTTTCACCTTAGTCTCTCCAAGGTATCCCCACGCATATCCATCTTCAATCATATGATCATTAACGGACACAGTGTCGCCATCAACATATAGCCAACCTAGTATACGGCCATACTTTTCTGAAGAGTCTGGCTTTTCTGTTTTAATGACTACAACTTTAGCATCTTTAAGTTTAGACTTTAAATATTCTTTAGACTCTAACCCAAGAGTTTTTTCAAATTTATCTGATGTTCTTGACTCTGGAGTATCTATTCCAGCAAGCCTTACTCTTTGTGAAAATGAAACATTAAACCCAAGATCGATATCAACATCTATTGTGTCTCCATCAACAACTCCAGTTATCTTTTTTACCCTATATTCGTACATTAGTTCTCGCTTCCAACCTGTCGGTTCTCAATAAGTCGTTCTCTTTCATCAACAATCTCTAATGCAAATTTCATCATATTGTCATATCCAATTGCATTGTCCATAGCCTTGTTATAGTGATGCCCACAAAACAAAAGATCTGATCCATTTTTTCCAATAACCTTTACATATGCCTGAGCACTACAGCGATCACAGCGATCTGTAGCATCAAGAAGCCATACCTTTTCTTCTTCTTTATTCTTTAGCATACTAAACATATTATACCTTTCTATTATCAGTTTTATAAAATCCAGAGCCGTTAAATGTGACTCCTATATTAGAGTATACACGAACTAAAGACTTTTGGCAAGTGTCACATTTATATCCTGGATCTTCTTCGGTCATACCTCTAATTTTGGTATATCGCACAGCACAAGCCATGCAGTCATATTCGTAGGCTGGCATCTTACTTCTTCTTTGGTTTAGCCTTTACTTGCCATACTGGTAAGTTAAGTTGATCTCCAGACCATTCGTAACCTAATAGTTTAACAACAAATCTAATAATTTTAATACGCATTATTTCACCTTCTTGCCGAACTTGGCCCAAACTCTTTCATGAAGATAGAAGAAGGTCATTTCTAGTGTTAAGTATGATAGTCCATACAAACCAACGTATTCCCACTCTGCTTCTCCAGTATAATACTTTAGCACAAAATAAATTATTCCAGAAACAAAAATAAAGTGTACAAAAGGCCAACTAATTGTTTTTAGTAAAGATCTTTTTGGTGATTCCATTTCATTCTCCTTTGTGAATGTATACAATTATAGCATGGGCAGTTTTAGTCATGCCCAGGACTATAGTCTATCGAATAAATGGATATGTTAGAAACTTAGTAAAACCAGAAATAAACTGATTAAACAAACTTGTTTGTCCAACATATTTTGTTGCTGCTACAGCAGTAGCAACAGAAGTTCCGCCGATATCGTATGTGTTATTAATTGCTTTTCTAATGTCGCCTACTGCAACAACATCAAGTCCTGGACCAGAGTTTGTTACTGCCTGCAACATACTTCCATCAAGTGTCATAGCACCAACACCAGTTGCACCGTCTACACATGCTGGAAATCCAACTTTATCCTTAAGTCTGTCATTTCCTGTAGCAATAAATGTAGGAATATTTTGAGTTTGTAGAGATTTAATAGCATTAGATATAACTAAATCCGTAGGACAGGTTGTCCAATTAACTCTTGACTGACTTACTGAAACTGCATCAATACTATACTTAGATGCATTATTAGATACCCAATTCATAGCATTAGTAAGATTTGCTCCAGAATTTAAAGTTCCTCCAGTTGAAGTTACATTAGCAATTCTAACAAACACAATCTTAATGTTTGAATTAGTAATATTTGATGCAGTTACCATCTTTAGACCGTGGTAAATTGGATGAGAAAAGTTTGTTGATGCTGCCCATACAGGTGAATTAGCAGATCCTTTACCCTCCATGAAATTAGTTTTATTTAGGCATGACTTATTATCTGTAAAGCATGCCTCATAAATAACTGATGGGAACTTACTTGAGTCAATTGCTGTGTCAATAATTGCAACCACTCTTTCGTCGTTTGCTTTTGCAACCTGCATAGGTGCAAAAATTGTTACTGCTGATAGTACTGCTATTAGTATTTTTTTCATTGTGTTACCTTTCTGTTAGATGAATATTCTTAATACATGTTCGCATGGGTCGCCTCCTGCTTCCCACTCTTCTATTTCTTCTTCACTCATATACTGATAACCACCGTCATGTGTGTGGCAATAAGGGTCACTTATCCAGCCTCTTTCGATACCGTTTTGTAACCAAATACTAAATTCCTGCTCCTCTGGAGACAGATCCTCAATATCCATATGATTCATATATTTAGTATACACTTAAATGCTTAGGATGTCAATAGGACCTTTGCAAGACATAGAGTGATTGATCGCAGCATTTACTGCAAGTACCGCTCTTTTTCTTGCGTCCTTTTGTTTTTGTGTTGAATATAAAGATCCAAGTGCTAAGTCCCCGCCAGAACCCATTGCAAGGTAGTCTTGTTCATATTGAGTTAATGACATATCTGCTGCATTATGCTCATATATTTTTCCACGAACACAGATAATCATTCCAAAATCTGATGATGTAGATGTATCAACCCACCAACCTTCATAAAAATTGCGAAGTGCTTTTAAAAATTTACTATACATAAATTTGTCTATGCTTCCACGACCTTCAAAAACTGGCGGTACAAATAAATGTTTTATTCTGTCTCCATCCATAGATCCAGCATACCCAAATAAATATCCTTCTTTTTTCCATATCTTAGGACTTGATGATACATTAATTACATTGTCGTCAGAGACACCACGATCTCCAGCCATCCATAGTTTATTATTTACTTTATCACGCACAACTGCTATACAAGTCATGGTAGCCTTTCTGATTAGTTTATATCAGTATATCAAAATATAAATGTTGTGTCAAGTACTATTTAGTTTCCTGCCCACATGTTGGACAAGTTTTTATTTTTGTTGACTTAGGCTTAACAGGCTTATCACTAGTTATTTCTGATGCCTTACCTGCACCCTTAAACTTAGGACGACCAAAACCAACAATAGAAATCAATACATTCTTTTTATTTTTCTTATAGGCACGGAGTTGTTTACATACTTCTCCGCCATTTCTTTGGCTACCCTTTTTATTTGAAGATGTATTTCCCTCAATACACCAAACAGTTCCGTCTCCATTATCTTCTACAACAATTCCAACATGTGAGATTCTGTCAACACCGTCTGATGGGAAATCAAAATAAGCAATATCTCCTGGCTCTGGATCTGCTACATCTGCATCAATCCATGCACCCTTTTTCTTAAATGCTGCTGCACCGCCTGGAGTATAAACAGTATTTGGAACTTTGACTCCTGCTTGGTCTGCACACCACATAACAAATGATCCGCACCATGGCTGGAAGTTAGCCTTGGTAAATTTACCATATTTTGTTTCATTATCTTTTGGACCCTCTACAGTTCCAATTTCTTTTTCGGCTATCTCAATTAGTTTTTCTGCTGTTCCCATTTCTGCCATGATTAATCCTTATCCCAATCTAAATCTACTGGCTGTTCTTCAGGCATGTCGCCGTCTGGTTTTGCAAGTCTACGTGCTGCTGCCTCATCAAGTTCTGACTCAAGTTTATCTTCTGCCATTCTAATTTCTGAATCTACTTTTTTATTATCCATCTGTGCTTGCATAATATCTTTAGCACCACTCTGTCCAATTAATAAACCTGCGAGTGTTCCAGTAATAAATGTTGCAACTGAACCAAGTACATTAAAGAACATCTTATCGTTTTCAGACTGTGCTCCGATTGGTTGTGTTACAAATATAAGAGCATATAAAATTCCTAATGCTGTAAATAATAAAATTGCTCCTAAAGTACAACCAAGAATAAATTTTAGTCGTGCATCAAGATCCTGCGGTGTTAATCTTTGCTTACTCATCCTGTTTTCCTATCAAGTCTTTTGTACAAGTTCCTGTAGCCTCACACAATGGTGGATTACAT